TTCGTTTACACCAAAAATGGCATTCCGACCACGCAGAACCAGGTTTAGACGCAGACGCCGCTTTGTACGGCGTTCCAGGTTTCGCAAGCGAGTTGCCTTTCGTCGTCGCAGGTTTACAAAAGCAGTTAAACGAGTTATTCTGCGTACTACAGACCCGCAGAAAGTCGACAATCCATCTGCAGCTTCAACAACTTTCGAAGAGGCTGACGGAACTTCACGTGTGACATACATTCGCAATCTAATTGCGTCGCTCTCGGAACATGGTGATCAACGCGACCAAATGCATGGAAACTCAATCTGGGTTAAGGGAGTTGTCTTCCGTGGACAAGTCGGCCTGTCTCAAGCGTCTTCTGCGCACGATGGTGCGATTATGCGCGTAATGATGATATGGTCTCCCGACCAGTGCGTTGTTGGCACGAACATGCTTGGTCCTGGATTCCTTCAGTTGAACTCTGGAACTACGGCTATCCTAACAAACACCGCCGGTGCTGTTATCACCACGCCAAACGTGATGCCTATTCCATTTGAGAGCACTGGAACCTTGGGATATGTCGGTCTTGGATATACCGTGCCTATCAACACGCATCGTCACAAACTTCTTAAGAGCTATACCGTTCTTATCAACCCTGGAGGAAATGTGAATGATCAGACCAACACTACTATGCCAACACCGTTCAAGTTGTGGTTTCCGATCAACAAGAAGATTGTCTTCGATAATCCTTTGGAGGATACGTTGACATCTCCCACACGTTCTAAGTATGGGACTTACTATCTGCTGTTGCAGTTTATCAGCGATACCAACACTATAACAGCTGGAGTTGTTGCTGAAATGGACTACAGAGTCACTACATACTATAAGGATGCTTAGTTTATTCAAATAAAGGCCCAGATAGTTCCACTACATCTACGTTAGATGAAAACCATACTCCTTCAGCTCTGGAAAGAGATCGTCGAGGGTCAGCGTCGGGATTGCACAACCATATGATGGCTCTTCCGTTTCGCACTCGCTGTTTTCTTCGATACTTGTCTGTGAGGATTCCCTCGAGTTGACAACCAAAAAAGAATTTCCAGTGTGGAAAGAACTTTCCGATATCCCCGGTGAAATCGTCGAGTATTCTGAGCCTTGTGTCCTTCTTCCAGCTTGATAAGTCGAACTGATTGCAATAGTATTCGTGGGCCTCGACAATAGATCTCGCCCACGCAGTCTTCCCCCATCGAGATTCTCCAATAAGAAGCAGCGAGCGTGGTCGCTCCACGTCCTAAAGAACTATTTAGTGTACCGGTAGTCTTGGTTAGGGATTAGTTGAATAAATGGAGTGGAGCCGGTAGGCGTAACGGAGGAAAATGGGTTATATATTCATACCTGCATAACGTTTTGTGCAACCCAAGCCGTCAAGGTAGCAGGTTCTCGAAATTCGGATCTACTTCGTCCAGAGTAGACAGTCTCGCTAGACCCGAAGTGTTGTTCGCAAAAGAATAGAAGGCGTTCAAGGTTGAGGACGTAATCTCGTGGAAAGCGTGCTCGCACGAGCGCAAGAAACTCGTCCTTAGAGTTCGATACTTCAAGGCACTCTCCCCAGGATGAAGGTTCTCCAGTTCCAACATCTTCGAGTCCAACAGAAACCAGCGGAGTAGCGTCTTCCTTGCGGCAATAGGAAATGACATCCTTAGCACGTCTTGGTCTTTGAATGTTAGGATGGTGTCCGTCCAGGTCAAAGGCATCCACACGAGCGAACCGTCGCCTTCTGCCCCAATGTACGTAAGCATGTAGGTGAGGCGTCCCATCACTGTGCAGTTCACGGCCAATACAATATTGTGCGGAAGGTTCAATTCCGAGGAGTAAATCTCGTAGTTGTTCTCGCTCAAGAGCGCATCGCGGATACGTGAGGAAAAGGTGAACTCCATCGCAGTGGAAGTTGGAAGAGGGCATAATATTACCCCTCTTCCACCCGCCACCCGCCACCCTTATATAAGCGGGCTGCGCATTCGAAAATTTTTTCGATGGCTTCTTCATTGGGACAATTAGCAGTTGGTCTTGGCGCTGCTGCATTAGCGTATCCAATCACACGAAAGTGGGACAACTACGTTGACCGTAAGAGGAAACACGACGAAGGAATCGATTTATCATTTGACCAATCTAAGAAACAAAGAATTTCGTTTACACCAAAAATGGCATTCCGACCACGCAGAACCAGGTTTAGACGCAGACGCCGCTTTGTACGGCGTTCCAGGTTTCGCAAGCGAGTTGCCTTTCGTCGTCGCAGGTTTACAAAA